TGCGAGGGGCTGGCCGCAAAGTCTCGGCTTGAAGACGTTGGCAACAAGTTCACTACTGTTGACTACCGCGAAGGGAAGACGCGCGATGTGATGGCTCGCAACCACCACCCCACCGTGAAGCCCACCGACCTCATGCGTTACCTCTGCCGCCTGGTCACGCCACCGGGCGGCGTGGTGCTCGACCCGTTCACGGGCTCGGGCTCCACGGGCAAGGCGGCGATCATGGAAGGCTTCCGGTTCATCGGCATTGAACGCGAGGCGGAATACGTCGAGATCGCCAAGGCGAGGATCGCGGCGGCGTTCCAAAAGTCGGAGGCCGTCGCATGATCGACCCGCGCCTGATCGACGTCTTCCCGATCAACGGGCACGACGGCTACCCCGCCGAGCTGGCCGCGGAGGACACGCCCGACGCGCTCCGCGACGCCTGCGGCTCCGCCTCGCGGGAGTTCCCGAAGGCCCTGTGGATCGAGCCGCGCGACTGGGTGGCGAAGGCACGCGAGAACGACGCGGCCGGGGCGTGGGCGATGAACTTCATCGACCGGTTTACGAATCAGGATCCAAGTCATTCCTGCACATGCCACTCGCTTCGCGCCAACTTTGAAGCCGCCCGCAACCGGGCGCGGGGCGTGAACTACGGCGGGCCGAAGAAGGATTTCAGATACACCGAGTCGCGTGACTTCGGCTCCGTCTGGCTGTCTCCGCTGTCGGTATACGCAGAGGCGAATCCTCGCGAGTGGGGCGGAGCAAATGTTCGGCAAGTTCTAGAGATAGCCGTCAGGCGGGGGATGCTGCCAGACACAATCCAGCCAGCCGAATACGGATTCCGCCACTCGCTCCAAGGAACAAACGGCAGGGGTTGCAATAACCAGTCTGGCGGCAAGTGGGTGCCCCTCTCGCGGTTCCCCGATGGTTGGCAGGAAACGGCGAAGTTGTTTCGACCGCTTGAGGTCATCTTTCCCGAATCATACGAGCAGGCTGTGTGCCTGGTGCTACATGGATACGCCGTGAGTGTCGGGCGCAACGGCCACGCAGTGCCGTGGGCTAGATGGATTCCAGGCCAGAGGCTTATGGCCTATCCGGATTCGTATGAAGTCATTCGCTACGACTCGGAGCAGACATCGCGCCGCGCGTGGAATGGTTCTTTCGCAATTGCAAGCGTCACTCTGCCGGACGACTGGAGCAAGCCAGCCGGCTAACGAAAAACCCCCGCGCCGCTGTAACGGCCGGGGGCGTGGATCAGTCCTTACATGGAGGACCAAACAATGGTCAATGTAAACGAGGAATGGAAAGACGTGAAAGGCCGAGAGGGCATGTTTCAGGTTTCCAGCCATGGGCGCGTGCGGTCTTTGCCGCACGTGATTCGCCATTGGTCCGGCAGCCAGATCCATCGCCCAGGAAGGCTCTTAGTTCAAAGCACTCATTCCGGTGGCTACCGAATCGTTTCTTTGCGAGACGGAAAAAAGCACTACGTACACAAGCTCGTAATGGATGCGTTTGTCGGCGATGCGTGCGGCCGCGACGTCAACCATATCGACGGTAATAAGTCCAACAACGCATTGTCGAATCTTGAGTATTGCAACCGTCTTGAGAACGTACGGCACGCCATTGCTTCAGGCTTGCAAGACAATTCAGGTGAGCGAAATGGCATGCACAAGTATTCGGCCTCGCAAATTGAGTCAGCTGTGAAACTTGTCTCCGAAGGCCACTCACTGGCCACAGCGGCCAGTAAGACTGGTGTGCGTGCCAGGACGGTCGCATCCGTCATAGAGGGGAGGCGTTGGAAATGCTTGGGGCTTTGCCAATGAGTACCACGCTACTGCGGGTCAGTTGTATCCTCACGCTCCTCCTGGCCGCGACCGCCGCGGCCGCCCCGTGCGGCAACTGCCACGGCGACCGCGTCGTCGGCCCCGGCCCGGTGCGGTTCGCGTGCCCGGTGTGCGAGGGCAGCGGCGAACTGCCCGACCCGCCGGCAACTGCCAAGGAATCCTTGACGGTTGCGGCCGCCGCCCCCGGCCCCCGGCCCGCCGTCTGCCGGATCGAGTGCGGGGCCGGCCCGTCGAAGGACTGCGGGTCCGGCGTGCTCGTCGAGGTCCGCGAAGGCCGGGCGAAGGTGCTCACCGCCTGGCACGTGGTCCGCGGCCACCGCGACGCCGTCACGCTCCGCTGGCCCGACGGCACCAGCGGCCCGGCCCGCGTGGCGGCGTGGGATGCGGCCTTTGACCTGGCGGTCCTCTCGACCGCGGCCCCCGCCGCCGCCCCGGTGCCGATCGCGGCCCGGCCCCCGGCCGTCGGCGACCGGCTGACGCTCGCCGGCTACGGCCCGGTGCCTTTCCGCTACCGCGAGGCATCGGGCGAGGTGACCCAGTTCCTCGGCCCGACGGGTCGGCATCCGCAGCACATGCTCGAGGTCCGGGCCGCCGCCCGGCAGGGCGACTCCGGCGGCCCGATCTTCAACGCCCGCGGCGAGGTGGTCGCGGTGCTGTGGGGCTCGACGGGCGGGCTGACAGCCGGGAGCCACGTGACGGAGATCCGGCGGATGCTGGGCCAGCCGGTGGCGGCCGCCGTCTGCAAGGACGGGAGGTGCGAGCGATGACCGACTCCGACTACGTCTGGGCCGAGCTCGGCCGCCATCCGATCCGCCGGGCGATGCTCGGCCGCGAGCGGTGCGACGCGATCACGGCGGTGGCGGCCGAGAAGTACGCCGCGCTGCGTCACGAGTACGCGAGTGCCGTGCAGGCGGCCGGCCTGCGGTCGGCGGTGGTTGGGGCTGACGTTCTCCGGGAGCGTCTGGCGGCTCGCGTTCGCGCCCACTACGCCGACCAGCATGGGTTCGCCTTCATGACGCTGATCGTCATCTGGGCCATCTCGGCGATCGCACAGGCGCTGGTTATTCGGTGGCTCAACTCGGAGGGGGAATCGTGACAGACGCGGCGAAGGACACCCTGTACAGCATCCTGGAGAAGTGGGGATTTCCCACGCTCGTGGCCATCTGGCTTGCTCACTTCGTCCTCATGCCGCTGCTCGACGAGCACCGGCTGACGTTCAAGGAGTTGCGCGAAACGCAGCGTGAGATCGCCGACGCGATGAACGAGCAGACGAAGCTGCTCTATGCCCTGCAGCCGAAGGTTGCCGGGACACTGAAGCCCGAGGGAAATCAAAACTGACGCCATGACCACCCTCCAAGAGCTTCAGGCCCACGTCCGCAGCCACTTGGCCTCGCGGGTGCAGTATGCCCAGGCGTGGCGTGTGGACGAGCTGACCCGGCTCGTCGTCCGCTACTGGCCGCACCTGCACCTGGAGGAGATCGAGCGGCTCGGCGGGCCGAACCACAAGGCGATCGACCACACGATGACGCTGGTGAGGGCACAGGTCCGCGAGCGGTGGGAGGCGGCCCACGGCGTCGGCCCGCTGTGGCAGATGATCCTCGGCGGCACCGTCAGCAACATTTCGCTCGTGATCCTGGGTCTGTGGTGGCAGGATCCGGCGTGGCGTCAGCAGCTCCGGGAGATGGCGAGCCGGGTAGACTGACAGAGACGACTTCCTGCCGGCCGGCGACGATCCCACCGTCGTCTATGGTGCCGTCCGGCGGGATGGGCCGACACGTACCGCAGCCCGACAACGGCATGGCGACGGGTGGGGCGGCCCTGTGGCTGAAATCCCGAAAGGGGCGTGTATACGCCCCCGGGTCGCCGGCGGGAGCCCCCATCCGCGCCGCTGCGGCCGCTGCCGGGTGGGGGGATTCCCGGCAGCGGCACCGCTCACTTCACGACGGCCACGACCAACTCGATCACGTCGTGGATCGCCCGGGCCAGCCGCGAGTCGGTGCCGAGCTCCTGGCCAAGCCGGATCAGGACGAGGGTGTGGACGAGGGAGGACCAGTTCAGGCTACGCATTTGGCACCCGCCAGCAGTTGAGCAGGAAACGCCGCCACGGCAACCTCCTGCGGGCTCACGATCCATTCGTAGACGGTCCCATCCGGGTGCCTGGACGGCGGCAGCACGCTCTGGGCGGCCCGGCCTCCAAGGCGGATCTCCAGGTCGTCGAAGTGGACGACGGCCGACGCCGGCATCCACGGCTCCCAGCGGAACAGCCGGTGCTCGCCGCGGGCCGACCGCCACGCGGGCGTTCGGAGGTCGAGAATCCCGAACGCGGCCAGCTGTTCGAGCCCGGCCAGATCGTCAAACTCAACATCCACCACGCCGGAGGCCGGCCCGAGCAGGAGTCCGACGTTCGCCCCGGCCCGCAGCCAGGCGGCGACGTCCTCCGGGCTGCCCGTGCTCCTGGTCTGCCATGCGGCCCCGACGGGCCGCTTCTCGCGGCGGGCCAACCGGACGAACCGGCAGCCGATGGACGCGAGAGATTCGATTTCGGGATTCATGCTGCGGCCTCCATCACAAGGGCGGACTCGATCAGCCGCACGGCCTCGCGTGCGGTCACCCAGGCGCCGGGCTCCAGCCCGGCATCGGGGCAGACGACGGAATAGGTGGCCGGCCCGGGCTGCCAGCCCATGCGGCCCGTCGGCATGAGCCGCTCCACCATCGGGGCGTGGCAATACACGTGGATGTCTTCGCGGCCGATCCAGCGGCACTCGCCTGAGGCGAGGCGGCAGACGGCGGCAGTGATGCAGGCGGCGGTCATGCTGCGGCCTCCAGTTCGCCGCACAGGGCGAGAAACAGGGCGGAGGACATGCGGGCCTCGGCGACCTTCATGCAGGCGTCGAACACGATGTCGGACTCCGGGCGGAAGTCGGCCATCAGGCCGCACATAACGTCGCGGATCTGGTCGTCGGTCAGGGCTTCGATTCGGGCGGTCATGGCTTCGGCGGCGGTCATTGGATGGGCTCCGGTGTTCGTGGTGGTGTTGCCCGCCGGCCCTGTGCCGGCGGGCGGTGGTTGGTCAGGCGGCGGCCTTCTGTCGCAGTTCGTGGTACAGCGAGTCGATCAGCAGCTCGAGCTTGTCCTGGCCGAGCACTGCGGCGAAGGCTTCTTTGATGCTCATGCCTTCGGCCTTCTTCGCAAGAATCCGGCGGCTGATTTCGGCGATCTTGGCGGCGTCCATCGTTTCGTCTCCCGGTTGTCTGCCGCGGGTCACTCGCCCGCGTCATGCCCACATTCTAGGTATCGGTAGTTGGGATGTCCAGAGGCCAAGAAAAGATTTTTGGGTGGCTGTTTTCACGAGAAAAACGCTACTTCCGCCGGCGGGCGGCCTTTTTGACCGTCTTCCTCGCAGCAAGGGGCCGCTTGGCAAGGTGCCGATTGGCGTTCGCCCTCGTCGTTAGGGCGGCCTTCTGCTCCTTGGCCGACTCAACGGAGACAAGCCAAAGCCGCTCGCCGATCCGCTTTCCACGAAGCTTCTTCTCGCGGAGCAGGTTCCGCACCCAGCCGTCAGTGCAACCCATGTAGGCCACTGCCTCCTCAATCGTCAGGTATTCGGCACCGTCAATGTTGTGAGGCATGCGCAGGCTCCGTGAAACGTCCGCCCTTCTTGAGGTTGTCGAGTCTCCACAATGGCTGAAGGTTTGTGAAGTGGCAGGCCACGGCAGCATCTTCCGGCTTTCGCAAATCAAACCGGCAAAGCGGCTGAATGTGGTCGATGTGCCACTCTCTCTGATTGCCCCACGACATCTCGCCTTTCATCAACGACTCGAGATGCGCCACAAGCTGTGAGGGAGTGCATCCAAGGTATCGAGTAGCCATCGTGGATGGGCTCATAGGCAATTCATCTGCTCGCCACTTCCTGATCTTTTGAAAAGTCAGCAGCCTGTTCCGCAAAAGCCAAATCACGCTCTGCGAAATCATGTGCCTTTTGAATTCATACGGCCAAAGACAAACCATATTCCGCTCCGGAATCACCGTATTGACGAACGTTCCTGCAAATCTGCTGGCGTATGCTGCATCGTCGTCCTGATAGAGAAGGCTTTTCGGCTTCCACCAGAGAGACCTCGTAAATCGCTTTCCGTGGAAAGATTGATAAACCCACCATTGCGGCAAAGACATCGCGTTCGCGATCTTGAATGCTTTTGGCATGACTACTACCTATCGGTAGTTTATGCGATGCCGGCATTGTGAATCAACCGGCCTGTCTTGGCCCCAACTCCCTCGGCCCAGGCAGCCCCGACCCCGTCTGGGACTGGTCTTCGTAGGACTGCCGGAAGATCGCCGGCGTGTTGCCCAAGTGCCGGTGCCCGGCCCCGCGGGCCTGGAGCTCGACGTCGGTGCCGCTGCCGCGGCGGATCCACTTCCATGTCCCGGGCCGGATGCCGGCACGGTGGACAAGCCGCTCGACTTGATCCCTGAACGTCTCGCCGCTCGCCGGCCAAGGGCAGACGAGCGACCGCGGGCACGCCTCAACCGTGGCACGCAACGCCTCCATCGTGGTGCCAGACAGCCGGAACGACGACACCTTCCCGGTCTTCGACTGGCTGATCGTGCATGATCCGTCCGGGCCGATGGACGCCACTCGCAGCGTCACGAGGTCGCCCCAGCGGACACCGGAATCCCACGCCACCCGAATGGCGAGATCCCACCACGCCGCCCGCCGCAGGCCGCAGCGGTGCCACCGCGGGAGCGTGGCCGCCGCCTCGAGCAGCCGTTCGACCTCGGCCTTCGTCCAGGCGGTGACCACATTCTGCGGCAGCCGCACCCGCCGCACCTTCCGTGCTCGCGGTTCGTTCGCGAGCCCGTCATCGGCGGCCGCTCGCCACATCGCCAGCAGCATCCCCTTCTTTCCGCGGACGGTGTGCGGCCGCACGGTCTGCGAGTACGCCTGGAGCCACTCGGAGACGAGCCGCTCGTCGAGTTCCTCCATGCGGACGGGCCGCCCGGCCCATCGCTCAAAGAGGTCCACAACGATCTTGTACTGGCGGATGCTGCCAGTCCGGATGTCGTGGGTGAGGGTGTATTCGTTCAGGTATTCGCGGAGCGTCATGGTATGTCCCCATGTCTAGGTCGCTCCGTCGACGTGTGTCGTGCTGCTCCGCGGCACTGTTGGTCGGCTGGCGTGGTCTTGATCCTCACAATCACTACGGGCGGTTCATCCCGTAATTGGTAGAGCATCGGTCTACGGAACCGAAGGTTGAAGGTTCGAGCCCTTCCGGGTGTATTCGGCACCGCCGTTTGGAGGATAGGACTGCGGCGGAGCCGGGGCAAAGAATGGCACCGGAGGGCCTGGAAATGGCG